CCACTTTCGGTTAACTGCAATCGCTTGCCATCATAACCAAGGTAGCTTTTTACTTTGTTGTGGGAGGATATATCTAAAACCCGGTCAATATTGTAGGGCCATATCCTCCCGGCCCACTGCTCGAGCAAATCCCTGGAAAAGAATTTCCCCGGCCCGCAAAAGGGCATTTTCATATTTGATAACTGATGCCAGTCCCCGGCTTGTTTGGTTTTGGGGTTGAGGATACTGATCTGTGAAATGCCGCCATACCTGTGGCCCTTTTGTATGGCATGGAGAATAACGTCAAAACAATAGTCTGTCATTATATCGTCAGAGCCCAAAAGGACGGCGGCGTCAAATTGGATATCTTTTAGCGCCTGATTTAACCCCTTGCTTAATTTTCGGCCCAACGGGCGGTTTTCTTCGATGGTATAATTGAAACCAAAACTTTCCAATTGCAAAGCATCCTCATCGGTGGAGCAAACGCCATAAGGGACTATCTCCGCGTAGTCCTCGAACGATTTTTGAAGGCACCGGATGCCCTCCGCATAGATGGCCGATATTTCCGGGCGGCCATGGAATGCAGCGTAAATCAGAACCGTCGGTTTCATTTTGGATTTTTGAGAATAGTCTGAATCCGCTCTTTCAGTGGGCCTATATTTTCAAAGTACGCCGGGCCGAGGTATGGTTTTGGCCTCCTTTTTCCAGGCACACCATTCTCGACAATGCTTGCGTAGTTGGCCGTAAATTTTACTATCCCTCCTAATCGGTTTCTTTTGAACTGATGCTCTGATGATCCGGCAAGGCGCCCGGTGATATAGGGACATTTGAAAACGGCGTCCCTCTCTATCTCTAAGGTGGTATAGACGATTTCATCCTTGACCTTTTTCTCCACGACCTTCGATATCCGACCGAGGTTGCTTAAAGTGTCCCGGAGGCTGCGTTGATCGATATGTGCCTGAATCGTACTCATGGCGTTGATGATGGCTGCCAGTATGGTGCGAGAGCATAACCCTCTATTTTATACCACTCCTTTTGCAGTTCCAAAACCGCGTGAAGAACGATGAGGCGGCCCCTCCACCTGATTGCAAACTTTTCGTTTATTTCGTTTAGCGCAACGGCCGTTGAAAAATCCCGAGGGTCATAATCGTTTGGATCATAGTCGCCCTCCGTATTTGGGCGGCGGCTTCTTAGATGGAGAATATAGCGCGTCGGGTTTTTGGTTTTTCCATCAGCCTGGACGCGGGAGCCTGAATCCATCTCCACCTTCATCCATGTATCGGATATTTTAGTCCATACGGCCGACGTATTCCCGCCCCGCCCGTCGGAGGTTCCCTCATTCAAATAGAGCAGTTGCCCTTGTTCGTTGAACTCTCCTATATTCATCGTCTGCGGTAATGATTCCAAAGGTTTCGAACATCATCGGGAATCCGGGCCACGGAGCCCATGATGGTATTGGTGCGCTTATCGTAAATTTCAGCCAATAGTTTAAGCATCCCCTCAATTAATGGCTCTGGAACATCGCCTCCCATCCCTGCGGCATAGGTGATTTTAAAGCCATCAATATTGAATCCACTGGCGACGGTAATCCTTCGGTTTTGGATCGACACCCGCTGCTCCTTCGAGCCGAGGACATAATAATCAGAGTTGGCCGTCAAAGTGGTGCTTTCGTTGGCCTGATTAATTCTAACCACCTCCGTTACCGCCGTATGCGGAGGGAAGGGTAAATCAATGACCAGAGAACCGTCGTTTTTATAGTCCCAATCCATAATGTCGTGCGCGTATATTTCGCACGTTGCATTGACTATAATTTGACCAATGTACTTCTCGCACGTTTTCCGCACTGCTTCCAATTGCTGTGTGATAAGGCTGTTCTCAGCGGCCGTGGCGGAATCCATCTTAATAAACTGTTTGGCTTGAGCCAACGTGAGAACCTCCGAGCCGGATTCACTAACAATGCGGAAATCTCGTACCATGGTTATTTGGTTTTACGAGAGGATACCCTTTTATCCTCCTTGGTGGTTTTTTTGCGGCTGTCCTTTTTTAGCTTTTCAGCCTGTGCCTTTTGGGCTTTCAGAGATTCGGCTATCTCAGAACCTTTCTCCTTTACCCGGGCCGTATGCTTTGCCGGGATGAACTTCTCCGCCAACCCTATATCAATAAGGTGCTGTGCATACATCGGGGTTTCTGATAACAGCTCCCCTTTTTTATAGGTTCCTCTTTGCCCGTTATTCTTTGAAAATTCACGGAGCGCGATTAGTTTAACTTTTGCCATTTTCTTGGTTTTAGAGGTACTAATTTACTGAAAATAAAGGAGGCCGACCATAAAGCCGACCTCCCCTCCTTTCCAAATCCTCCCTTGATTTAGATTCTTATGTCAGTGCAGTAACGTCCGCAAAGGCATCGTAGAAAATCGCGTCAGCGTAAGGGATGGCCAGAGCGATGCGTTCCTCCATGACGATTGTCACAAGGTTTTTGATCGCATTGTCCTGATCCTGATCGTAGAAACGAACAGACAGTCCGGCGCGTTGGAACATCTGAGCGGCACGATTCATCTCGGCCACTAAGAAGCTGCCAGCGGTGATTGCAGTCGTTTGAATTACAGGAAGGCCATTAATTACGAGCTGACCATTTCCAACGAACTGGATGCGGTTCAGATACTGACCGTCAGTTTCTTTAATCAATTGCAGTCCATAGCAGTCCACCGGATTCATCATCAGGGTATCAGCCATGTACTCGTTTGCAGCAAGAGCAGCCTGAGCGCCAACGATTGCGTCAATGTTCTGATCCATCAGTGAGGTGAGAGATGCAGGAACATTGGCAGCGGTTAGCACGCCACTGGCAGTGGTAAGACCTCCAAGCTGAGTGGGGGTTCCTGAGCCAGTACCGAAAAGCAACTGTTGATCTTCCTTATCATAAATATCCTCAACCACCTGACGGGTGATAAAAGAGCTGATTGCAGGAAGGTCAGTGAGCAGTTCCTCAGAGATGCGGCTATAAGCAGCAATCTTGATAGCGTCTGCCTTTTTAACCACAACGTCTTTGTCAATTTGAGGTTTGTCGGTTCCCTCATCGACAGTAACGACAGTTCCCTCTCCGGTTCCATCCTCAACAAGATAGGGGATAGAATCTCCGCTCATGGTTCCCTGTGGGATAGCGGAGCGAACACGGACACGACGGCGTACATTTCCGAAGATTCCAGGAATGTATTGACGATCAACAGCCGCGGCGTTAGTTTCGTCGAGGTTGCCAAAAGTCATGTTACCCACAGCTTTCAGCTTATAGTCTTTTGAACCTTTGCCAGTACCCCGAGAGGCCTCGCGTAGGCTTTTAAAGTAGTCCTCGTCCGCCTTAAATTCTTCGAGAAGAACCTCCTGAGCAGTTTTGCCGATATTTTTACCGATGCTGAAATCCTTCTGCTTGGCTTGTAGCTTCGCATCAAGCTGTGCAAGCTGTTCTTTCAGTTCGGGAATCTTCTCGACCTCATCCTGTAATTTAGTCTGAATGTTTGACATTTCAGACTTCAAATCCTCGATGGCCTGTTTGTTTCCTTCCTTAGCGGCGGCAACGGCGGCGTCCATCTTCTCAGAAATCGCTCCCTTCAAAGTGGCCAGTTCAGTGTTTAATACCTCCGGGCTGATAGCGATTGGACCCGTGGCAATTATGGCGGCAATCTCGGGGTCGAAGCCAAAGGCTAACGCTCCAAGCGCCACCGCGATCAATGCAAATGCAAAAATTACAAACTTCTTCATGGTGTTTTTTTATTAATTCAGGTTATTATAAATGGACGCTAAAAGACCACCATCGGCTTGGAGCGGCTCGATATGAGGCGGAGTGTCATTAGACGGCTCCTTCACGACGAGTGCGGCGACGTTAGCTTTCAGCTTGTTCATTTCTATCTCTAAAAGGTAGTAGCTTTCATCCGAGTGGTTGGCCGGGCCGTTTTTGAGAAACTTCTCAATTGCGGTGATCTGGTCGTTGATGATTTCCATCTGCTTGGATTTTTCCAGGCCTTTGATGGATGCAATGGGCGTGTTTGAATTAGCGCCAAACATCAGCGTTGAACCCTCGAATAAATTTACCTCTTGAATTTCGTTGTAGTCGTCTCTCACCTTCTCCTTGGCGGGGATGCGTAGATACCCGACTGAATGCTCCCGGATGATTCCCTCAGACATTTGGATTAAAACGTCCTGTGCTTTTTGGGCCTTGCTCCATTTTGAGCGGTAACGGAGCCCCATTTTGTCCTCCTTCAATTCTTCAATCTTCGCCAGTGGCGTCCACGTATCGTGGCTGTATAGGTGAGCAATCTTTCTGTTAGAGGAAGAATCCGGGCCGCGTTCTGATATGCTCTTAGCGAAGGCTCCGGGCATGATCATATCACCGTCAGAGTCTATATTACCGAAAGCAGAGAAATAGCCTTCAACGATTCCGGACTTTACGTCCACGTTTTTCAGT